GGTCGCCGCACCGTGTATCACCGGATCCGACACCGTGACCTTCTACGTGCCCGAGTGAAGGCTAGTCGAACGGGCACTCCATCACGAAGATCGGAATCTTCGGTGGGATGGTTGGGAGCGGAATGGTCGGCAGCGGCAGCTTCAGTCGTGGCAGCGCGAGGCTCAAAGCGATCGCCAAGTCGATCAGGAACAGCAGCAGGCGCGGCAGTGTCGGAAACGGGAACGAGGGGAGTGGGAGCTTCGGGAGCGGCAAGTCGAGGCTCAGGTCGATGTCGACATCGACACTGAAAATCGGAAGCTTTGGCGGGATTACTGGGAGCGCGATCGAAGGGATCGGGAGCTTCGGCTTCGGTAGGTCAAGCTGACACACGTCATTTGCTCACGCCGGGCACGGGCGTAAGTTGCCCCGCCGCGAGTGGTCCCGCTGGCTGCGGAATGGCCAGTGCTTGCATCAGCGCCATCCCTGGAGTCATGCCCGGCAGGGAGAGGTCCCCGAGGATCACAATCTTCCCGCCCTGAATCAGGATCCCCGCGCCCTGCGCGTTGATGAGTGAGATGTCGCCGTTCGGCGCGTACTCGAGCATCGCCTTGCGCGCAGTCAGCTGCATCTTCTTGTTCTTCCCGTCGAGCAAGAACATCATCGACTTCCCGTCGCGGTCGTCGACCGCAAGGCCAGCTTGCTTGTTCGTGTTCTTCAGAAAGCACTGCGCCGTGGCGCCCGGTCCCGTAGCGTGCACCGACGTGTCGCCAGGCTTCAGTTTGCCGACGATGCTCGCGTTTCGCGTATCGCGGCCGCCCACACACACCAGCGACTTGCCGCCGCAGTCACGCAGACCAAGGCCCTCGGCGTAACCGTCGTCGGTCTTCGGATATGGGACCGATGAGTGCCCGAGCGATTGGATGGCATCCACTTCACCGGCCGGCTCGACATCGTCGTTGTCGTTACCGACGGGGATGTTGAACTGCCAAAGCGGCACTCCAGCCACCAGCGAGAACGACCCGAGGATCCCAATCTCCGCTTCCATTATCGAATCCGTCGGCCGGTGTTGGGATCGAACTGCTGTGCGTCCTGGGTGAAGGTCGCAGTCTTCTTGCCGGGCACTGGTTTGGTGCTGGCGGCGCTTGTCGTTGCCTCGAACGGGACCTCGCCGTCGATCTGAAAGGACTCAGGGCGCCACAGCTCCATGTCAGTCATCGCCCCGTCGCCCTCGTTAAATCGTAGCGTGCGCTTGGAGATCCACAGTCGCTCGTGAACGTTGGTCACGCTGTCGTCGACTGTGGCCATGGTGTTGATCGAGTAGACGGCTTCGGTTTCCGGATCCTTGTGGCCAAGAACCGTGCACGTGTAGGCCAGCGTGTCCTTGAGACGCTCGGCGATGGCGCGCTTGGCACCGAACTCGAGTTCCTCTTGCGTTCGCGCTTCCTTGTCGCGGTTGTAGAGGAGCCGATAGAGCAGCGCTGCGTAGCCAGGAAGCACAGCATTGACGCGGTCGGGGTTGGTCGCCTGGCGGATGACCTGGCCCATCTCCGAGCTGAACGCCTCGGCGAGCTCCAGCATCTTGAACAGGGCCTTTAGGCCGCCGCTCTGCTTGCCGGCTTCGCCGCCCGTGCCCGTGAAAAGCGTGTAGGTCGGGAACCTCGAGTAGTCCCGATCGGCCTCGCCCTTTTCGATGTTGTTGGCGCCGCTGTTTACCGGGTCGTCGGTGCGGCGGAGCGTGCAGCTGGGCTCTTGCGTGTAGTCGGGCGAGTCGATGACGACTTCGTTACGGTCAGAGCTGGGCTGAATCGTCGCCCCATGACGCGCCACCAAGCGATTGCAGAACTCGTAGATCCCCTCGCCGGGCTTGGGCTTGTAGTCCTGAAGCGGCAGTTTCTTGCGCGTGCGCTTCGTCCGCTTGATCTTCTTGCCGGTCCGGATCTCGGAGAACAGGACGTTTTCGAAGTCGGTGATCGAGAAGATCCCGCACGGGGACATCGCGCTGAGCAGTGCCTCGTCGAGCGGTGTATTGGCGCCGATCTTTAGGTTCGGGTCGGCGTTGCACTCGACGATGTCGGAGATGTAGTCGCGACCCTCGCAGGTGACGACCCGCCCGTCATGGCCGACATGCGTCTTGTCGATACGTCCGAGAAGTTGGCTGGCGCCGCCTACGATAAGTTCGACGGGCTGGAGCAGCAGTTCTACGCAGTCGCGGCGCGGGTCGTCGCTCAGCAGGTCGAAGGTGAAACCGTCGGTGCTCGTCAGGTAAGCGCTATCGATCGACCAGCTCTTGAACTTTGTCTCGTCGCGCCCGAGTAGATTGAAGCGGGCGGTGAGTCCGCTTTCAGGCTGCCCGGCCACGGCGCTTTCGGAGCACGTTGATGGCGACGCCTTGCGGAACGTACGGCGACCGAGCGAGCGCTGGGTTCTGCTCGAGCAGCTCCATCATGGTCATGCCGTTCTCGCGCGACAACTCGACCAGAGTCCGGGTGTGATTCACCGTGAGCGCCACGATCTCTTTGGTCGGGTCCTTGGCGCGCTTGGCCAGGGCAACCGAGGAGGCACGGTTGCGGCGCACGGCGCGCTTGAGCGGCCACACGTCGGGGTTCTGGAGACGATCGATCTGCTGATCGACCTTCTCACACTTGTAGGCGAAGTCCTCGAGAGCGGCGGAGACCTTGCCTCCCTGCGCCTCGAGCTGCGCGCCGAAGCCGCTGATCGCATTCAGGGCGTCCATGGTCGGCTCAGGGCTGGGCTCCTGCTGCCAGTCGACCCTGGTGAGTTCAGCGTCGAGGGCGCCCGCGTCCGAGGTCACACCCTGCAGCGTGATGGCACGAAGGTCTTCGACCTCATCGACGTCCGGGGCGTGCTTGAACTCGATGCGAACGTCAGTGCCGTCGCGTTTGGCAACGTCGAGGTCGTCCGTCCAGCTCACGGGAGTGCAGACGAACTCACCAAGGATCGGATCGTCGAGCACACCCTTCTCACGGTCGCGCATCGCCGCGAACAGGAGCGGGTAGCCCGTCGTGAACAGATCCTTGTAGGGCCCTGACGCGATACCCTGCCGCATTGGCAGGGTGTACGTGAACATCAGCGAATGGGCGCCGAGTTGCTCAATGAAGTCGTTGTCGCGGTACTGCAGCCGATGTTCGGCGCCTTCATGTGCGAAGGACACCTGGCGCGTCAGCACCGGGTATTCCTGATCTCTCCACCTGAAGAGCGGGAGTTTTCCGAGCACGTCGAGGTCGGCCATGGTTAGCCCTTGACGGGACTGGGGGCGTTGCCGCGATTGGGCGGCGTGTTTGGGCCACCCACCGCGTTCAGCGCGGTCGTTGCCGCCTTGGCCGCCGCCGCAAGGTCAGCCATCTGCTTCTGAACCTCGGGGCTCAACTTCGCGGAGTCGTCAGCCGCGATGATGCCGCGAGTCTTGATGACGCTGTCCGTGTACTTCTCGTTGCCGCCAGCCAGCTGGAGACGCGCGCGCTCTTTGAGATCGTGCTCGCCCCCAAACACCGTGTTCCATGCACGCCCAGCCGTGTCGCCGAAACCCTCTTTGAACACCGCATCGGACTTGGCCAAGGTCGAGTCTTGCGTGCCCCTGAGCGCATCGATCTGCTTGCGCGTCTCTGGCGAGACGAAGCCTTGCTTGTCGAACTCCTCGTTGGCTTGCTTGACCAGCGCATCGCCACTGGCAGCAGCGCCCTCGACGTCGCCCTTGGCGTCCGAATAGATCTTGTCGACGTAGGCCTTGGCGAGGACAAGTGCCAGACCGGCGGCACCCGCTGCCATACCCACGGCTCCCAGCGGGGTAATGATCCCACTTTGAAGCGCAGTGGCAAGCTGCGCCGCCGCTATCTCCTTGACGATGGCTGCCGCGAATACGAGACCAATGCCCTCTAGCGGATTGTCGGCGAGAAAGCGCGCCAGTCCTATGAACTCGTCGAGCAGGTACCGCATCGGCGGCCCCAGTTCCTTCAGCCGCGGCGCGAACTCGCGCACGATGGGCAGCAGCTCGTTGGCAAATACCTGCTTCAGCTCCATCATGGCGATGTCGAGCTGAACGCTGGTTGCCTTCATGGCGTCCGCGGCGTCCTTTTGAACATCGCCGAAGGTGCCGGTCGCGTTGGACGCGTCCTCGATCATCTTCAGGACAGCTTGCTTGCCGGCCTCTTCGCCAGCGGCGCCTCCGCCGGCCTTGTCAGATGCATCGCGAAACGCCGTCACCATCGGTGACACGGCCCGGATGCCACGAACGTCGAACAGCTTGGACAGCTGCTCCATGTTGCCGCGGCTTCGTGAGATCACCTCAGCGATCACAGTGGGCAGATCGCGTGCTTCCTTGGTGGCGTCGCCGCCCTCGAACACGTCGACCCTCTTGCCGCCGAGCGCGTCTCCGCTGTGCAGTTCACCTGACTTGTTCGTCAGCTGCGTCATTGCCATCTGGATGGCCGTTGACGCCTCTGCGCCGCTGCCGGTGCTCTGGCGGGCGATCTGGGCTAGCCCGCCCAACGTGCGCATGCCCTTGACGCCCTTGAGGCCGGCACGTTGCGCCGCTGCCGCCATTTCCGGGAATTGCTGCGCCATATCCCGGAGTTCGAACGCGCCCTTCTTGCCCTGAAAGGCGAGAACGCCGAGCGCGTCGCCCATTTCCTCAGCCGACTTGATGTTGAACTTCTGCGCGAGATCGGCCGCAGTGCTGGCCACGTCCTCGACGCTAGCGCCGGTGGCTTGCGCAACGATGGCGAAGTTCTTGAGGTTCGCGGTTGCGGTGCTGAGATCGCCAGTCTTGGCAACATAGGTCTGCGCCGCGCCCGCAAGCGCTTCCGGCGCAATGCCGGTCTCAATGCCGGTCGACACCATCTGCTTGCGCAGTTGCTCCGGATCTCGCCCCGCTTCACCTGGGCCGCGTCCAGCGATCGCCAGGCGGCGCGTCATCTCGTCGAGCTTCAGCGACTCGGAGACCGCCGCACCAGCAAGAACAGTTCCGCCCACTCCGATCATGGCCGCGCCGGTCTTGCCCACCGCGGCGAGCTTGCCCACTGCGCCAACGGCGCCGGTCCCGATGGCGCGCCTGAAGGTGCGGTTCGCTGATCGACGCTCGTTGATTTCCGCACGCGCTACAGCGCGGAGCTTCGTGATCTCTTCCTTCTTGGCGCGCTCAATGCCGCGGAGCTTCTCGCGAAGAGTCGTGCGGTCGTAGGCTCGGGTCGCCTCGAAGA